ACTATTAGAGGGGTTACAACTATCTCCCACACGGAGTTTGTTCGTGACCTCAGATCAGACCCCGACTTTGCTACGGGCCTACATTCTTATGCAGTCAATCCCGGAAACGCGAACCTCGTTCGCTGGCTTGCTCCACAGGCGAATTCATACGAACTGTATCGGCTGAGGAACTTTAAACTCAGATTTGTAACCGAGTCATCCACGCGCCATAATGGTCGGATTATCTTGGGTGCAGATTATGATGTTAAGGATCCAGTACCGGCTGATGCAGCTGAACTCATGAATATGTCTGGGTCTACTTATGGACCCTTATGGAACAACCAAACCTTTTCGGTCATACCAGGAAAATTTCATGCAGAGAATAAGTGGATGTACACGCGTGTGAGTGAAGCCGAGCCGCAACGCAACACCGATGGAGCCCGTGTGTATATATCAGCTAGTCATGACAACGACCCTATGGTCGTTGGAATGATCTTTGCTGATTATACATTCGAGTTCAAGGCACCACAAGTGCCGCGTGCGCTTGACCCAACTCCAGAAAACGGCTTTTTCGCCAAGATCCCCGCACCTATTCCACTATCGCCGGCCACGCCATACAAGGTCCCTTTTACTAACGTTGAATACAACAATCTCGATGCCAAGCAAGTGCTGACAGGCTGGGTTTTCCCAGTCGGTACGTATTTGTGGAATCTCGCGGTTTGTTCCGAAGTAGAAACTAATATACCTGGGGCCACGTACTTCTCCAACGTCTCTCCTCCCGATTCAAAGTGGGGAGTCGCCGCGGAGATTAGGGGCAACACAGCCGACTCTGACGGCCTAGCTAGAGATGATCTTAACACAGCAGGGTGGTGGATAAGCGATGGGGTCACACCTTTCGAAGCCACCGCCGAGATGAACACTCCAAGCTTCGCAGCGCTCTCGCTTCTTGCAGGGCAGCTACTCTTTAGCAGGGTCGCCACTAAGTAGGCGCAAATCTGGTCGCCGCATTACCAGTATAAATATGGCAT